GATGAACTGACGCTCAACACTGAAACCAACCCCCGTCCCGCAAAGGAGGATGAACATAGCCTCATCAAAAGACTTAGGGTCATCTACGGGTAGGTAGCTACAGTTATACATACAGGTATTATCCCTGTCTGCCGCTTTTCCTGCAGTCATAAGTGACCGCATACTAGGCATAACCTCAAGGCTAAGAATAGCGTCACGCATTTCATCTAGGTCAACAGGCTTGAGCCATGTCTTAGCTATGTTCTGCAAGTAACGCTCTACAGTTTCACCCCATGTTTCACGGCGTCCTTCGCCTTCAAGCCAACGTGCATAGCGGCTGGTTGCAATAAAGGTTTGGTAGTCACTTGGTAGATAGTTATTACTCATATTTACTTTCCTTATACTAAGTCAGACAGGTCAGGCTTCCAGTAGTGTGACCCTTTTAATACTTTACCATCAGGACGTTTAATTGGCTTACCTTGTGGCCCTAGCTTAGACATGTTAGATGCGTGTACCCTACGCACTGCCTCGTCTAAGTCCCACCCATAGGTAGCTGCATAGCCATACGTAACGTACACTAAGTCAGCTAACTCTTTAAGTAACTCTTGTGGGCCATCTGCATCACGTACTTCACTGTATTCCTCTTTGAGAAGTAACCAACGCAGACCTTCTAGCTTTCTACTGTAACCATACTTTTCATCAAGAGGGTGATCCATTGCTGTAGCAAACTCTTTGACCATATCAAGAGGTGTATAGTCTTTGAGGTCATTGATCTTGTCTTCTCTGTCGTACTCAGCGAAGTCATTTATTTCTTGTTGTGTAATCATCCCTGATCCCTTACGTTTATGTTAGATATTTCTACGTCATCTATATCATAGATAACACGCTCTATCAAGTCTTTTATGTCTTCTTCATAGTACATAGGATGAGAAGACAATATGTTATTTGATTTGTCAACTGATAAGACAAAGGTAACACTAAACTTCTCAGTCTTCATTACTCTCAACCTCTTCTATTAGACGGTCTAAGTACCACCTAGCTTTCTTCAAGTCCTCTACGCCACTCTTGTAAGGCCACCTCCACATATACTTAAATGCGTTCTGCCAACAGTACGCCTCATGAGGTGATACATCAGCACCCTCTGACATAGCTTTCATTGCATCTATACACTCAATGTTAGCTGTGTTGTAGTGAGGTGGTTTGTCTACCATGTCTACTTCAAAGGGCATAGTCATTTCTTTCCACTTAGCCATATTAGCAACTACCTTTGGTTCTAGTAAAAGCATTAAGGCGTAGTACGTTACCCTCTGCTGTATATGTAGACTCTAGCTTATTATCTTGTGGTACTTGATTGTCTGCTAGTAAACGCTCTATTTTATTTTCTAAAGCTTCCTTAACATCATCATAGATGCCGTCATCATCATCATTAAGCAACTCAAACAAACCAATCATAGTTAGGCCCACACCCATAGTTTCTGTTAGTTGTGCGTCAGACAACTCATGATCATCACTCTTACATATACAAGTACCAATACGCCCATCACCCATAGGCTTGATTAGTATTGCAATCTCGTCATCTTCTAGTACGTATGGCATCAAGTCTTCCTTTTTGTTTTAAGTGGTATCTTAGTCTGTGTAACACACTTTCCTTGCATTGTCAACCACTCTTGAGGTATTAGCCTGTGTGAGTATAAGAAGTCGTTTTTCTCACACCAATCACAGTATCTACTCTTAGCACCCTTGTATAGCTTTGCTTTAGCGTTACTAAATACAAATCGTATGTCTAACTCAGGATGTTGCCTTCTTACTTCTATATGTTTACGCCTGTCCTCGCTGTCAAAGATACCTTTGGTCTCAATAAAGATACCGTTGTCTAGCTGAAAGTCAGGCGTGTAAGTACGGTAACGTAAGTCCTCCCATTCTATTTTAAGTAACTCATACCTTACTTTTTTCTGGCACTCAGACAAAACAAGAGCAGTCTGTTTTTCAAGACCACTCCTGTACTTGGCTTTAAGGTGACGCCTCTTAGGTTTAGGCATCTTCTTCTTCTAGTGACCCCTTAAAACGCTCCATTAAAGTATGAGCCATCAAAGAATTACAAACCATTTGAAATTCTAGCTGACGTTTTATCGTTGAGCTAAACTGTAGTTCTGCTAACAATTTTAATTGTGAGTCACTCCAATTATCAGAGTCATATTCAACATTGTCTAGTGTTACTTTAGGCATTTGTATTTTCCTCTTTTAGTTTAGGCATCTTCTGCTTTTTTTCTTGGATGAGAAGAACCCATATATTTAGATTGCTTATCGTTAATTTGCGTGTAAGCCACGTTAGGTGGTGTTAGTTTACCTTGATAAGTCCTAGAAGGCAGTTCTTTGTACTCAGGCCAACAAGCAGACTTAAATGAACAGAAGTTACACTGTCTGCACAATATTCTATTGCCTGATGGTTTCTTGCGGTATGTCTCAGGTACATCTGTAAACATACGCTCAAAAGGCTCATCGTTCTCTAAGTAATCATACGTTTCCCGTATCTTATCCAGTACAGCATCAACGTCAACGTCCTTAGCTGAGACATACTTGTGGTGTCCATTGTTCTTATTGACTACCCACCAGCCACCTACCTTCTTACCTGCTGCTGTAGCGTAGCCTACAAGCTGTGCTACATAGCCAAAAGGATCGTCAGCCTGTAGTGTCTCAAGGTCTATGAACTTATTCTTGTAGGAGTAGTCGGATGCACTCTTAATGTCATCTATTCTATCCCCTAACAATAAGTCATACTCTCCTTTGATAGGCTTTCTTCCCCCGCCTAAGTCTAGTGTTACATTGGTGTTGTCTTGAAACTTAACCCCTGCTGCACTTAAGATGCCTTTAAATACAGCCTCAACTATATCACCTAGCATCATGTTCATCATAAATTGTTCTGGTAAGTCTTCCTTAACGTAAGGCATATTCTTTTCAAACCAGAGTTGACACTTAGGGCGTCCTATGTTGGACATTCTAAGTCTGAACGCATCCCTTGGCCCACCGTTAAACTGCTTGTCTAGTCCCGCTGATACATCAGAGGCAACGGAATTAATTACCGCCTCTGACATTTCTGCAGTACCTAAAGTAGCATCACGCATGAGTATCCGTACAGGAGTTTCAGCAGCGTGTTCGTAGTCCATCCTAGAACGGGATTTCTTCTACTTGCACGATAGCGTCAAGTGTAGCAGGGTCTACCTGTACATCAGGCTTACGTAAAGACTTCCACTTACTAAGTACATACTCATTACCGTAATCAATGTAGTCTACAAACGCCTGTACTGTACCGTGATCCTCTGGAACCATTTTAGTTTTGGAACCCAAGGTAGCAACCATAGTAGCATACTTGTTACCTGTAGGCAGAGTCTCCTTATTGGCAGCAAGTGTTATCGTATGCTCAATAGGTAACAGCTTCTTAGATACAATATCTTTAAGTGCTGCATCCAAGGAACGCTTACTGTCAGCATTCTTTACGTCCATCGTAAAGTCAATCTCTGAGTCGTAGCCTTTTATAGCTACACCATTCTCATCAATGACTTTACCTAGCTTAACCTTGCCAAACAAAACCTTAGTGTTCTTAACGCTACGAATGATTGCTTTAGTATCTTCATCTAAAGCTTCCCAATCTTTAACGTACTTACTAGGCCGACCAAGATTGAACGTACCTTTGGTATCTTTAAGATCACCTTTAAGCACAGTAGCCATGACAGTCTTGTTCATGGTGTTGCTGTCGCTATCCCACTGTGTCCACTGCTGACGCTGTGCAAACAAACGAATAGTAGCACTACGACTATACACAGTGTTACCTTCTGCATCAGTCAGTTTGTAAGCACCCAAGGGTACAACTACCTTCTCTTCTAGTTCACCATCCTCATCTACTTGCTCACGCATAATAGGAGCCTGTACCTGTGCTAAACGTGCAAGGTTTGGGCCAGCCGATACCTCTGTGGTGTCTGCACTGAAACCCATAGCTGCAGCAAGGTCTGCCCCTGCCATCATTGTACTCAACTCATTGCTCATTATATATCCTTTCTGAGCTTAATTAGAACCGCAGTTATATCATATCACATCTTTAGTGTCAAGCCAATTCGGTCCAATCTTGGCTTCTAAAAGTAGTGGTACGTTCATCTTTATGCCGTAGTAATTATCAATGATACTATTAAGATTGTCGTTAACATCGTTAATGACATTGATTACCTCCTTTTGTTCATCAGGGTGTATGTCTATAACCGCTGAGTCATGGACACTATTAACTATGCAAGAGCGCATACTGTTAAGCCTCTTGTCAATCTCAAGCAACACAACAGGTACAACATCACCAGTAGCAAACCCTTGGACAGGGTAGTTCTTGATTCTAGTGAAGTTAGTAGGTGTATTGTTTTCCCTTCTAGTAGTGCCGGGAAATGCATACTGTCTACCTGATACATTGGTTATCTTCTGGAACCGTATAGCCTCATCACCTAGCTTCTTGTGCCACTTAGCTATACCTTTATACTTGTCAATGAAGTGCGTGTAGTATGCAGCTTCCGCTTTAGTTCTGCCGTACCCTGTCGCGCCAAAGAGAGGGGCGAAGGTGTGTTCCTTGGCAGCTTGTCTAGCAGTAGGTTGACCAGCATCAGAAATAATCTGTGCAGTGTAAGAGTGTACATCAAACCCTGTGTTAATCTCTTCCATAGCTGTCTCATCCTGTGACAAGAATGCAGCAGCCCTAAACTCTAGCTGTGCAAAGTCTGCTTCCATAATCTTACCACCAGACCAACGTGAAACAAAGACACGCTTAACAGGGAACGTACCACCTCTAGGCATGTTCTGCATGTTAGGCTCACGCCCACTAAACCTACCAGTAGACGTAATGTGCTGCGTTAGTGATACGTGCAGTACATCGTCCTGCTTGGTGAATGTATCTATACCCTCAACAAAGCTAGACAGGTAGCTAGACACAGCGTT